TTTGATATTGTGTCCATCAAAGTATCAAAGTTATTATCTAGCGTTATATCTGTATTTACTGATTTTATAACATTTTTTTTAATTTCAAGAACTGCAAGCGTAATATCAATATTAATAGTTTCATCGATTACATGCACTATATCGCCAATTTCAATTGTTTCTAAGTCTTCAAGTCCTAGCTCAATTAAATTATTCGATTTATAAATGTCAATTAAATCGATTTTATATGTTGTTTTAGGATCACCTCTCAAATCTCTTATTTTTGATATTGCTTTTAAGTTCTTCTTAATCCTTATTTCATATCCGTTATCTTGTCCAATTACATCTATCATATCAATAGTAAATCCTCTATTGCTAAATCCAATCTTTGCTCCAATTGTTGTTGCTAGTTGGCTAACAATAGCCATAGTAGTTAGATTTTGATTGACTGAAAATACAATTGATTCAGTTGTTTTAATAGTTCCAACACTAAACTCTGTGCCGGTTAACAGGTGTGTCAATATCTCTGTAGCTGTTCCTGTATAGGCATAATTATTCTTTGCATACAAATCATCTAGTAATCGATAAAAAACATGCTCACACTTAATATCAAATTTCACTTTATCGCTTAGATCATGTTCAATTGCTATATAGCTAATATCAAAAAAATCATCTAATAATATCATGTTGTTTTCAACTAAATATTCAGTTTTCAACTCTGACTCAAAACATTTAAAATCAAAGGTGTATTGTTTATTTAATTGTCGGCTTAAAGTATTTGATGTGATATTATTTAGCGTTGCTAAATGCGTAGTCATATCAGCACTATAAATTTTCGGATACATTAGATCACCCTATCTTTTTTATGTATTTTAATCGTTCCTGTTCCAGATGTAGATATAATATTGCTACCTACGTCTAGGTTTAAAAAATCGCCTGTAAACTTTGATAACTGACTTGCTTTCAAATCATCATAAACAATCATATTTTCAGTATCAATAAAAATAGTTCCAGTTAACCCAGTTATGGTAAAAGCATTTCCATCTGAATGTGTTAGTGTTATATTTCCTGTTCCGTTAATTTCAATCAATGGATAGGATGGACAATTCCCACTATTTGTAATATTTATATCCGTTCCGTCAATTGCTATTTCAGTCGCAGTATATCTTTTGTAAGCCATTGGCTCGGCATCAAACTCAATTGACAAAGTATCATAAGCTACCCCAAAATCAATAGATGTATTATTTAAAACTTTAACATTCCAATAAATATCTGGCTCATAATCAAGGGTTAGTTCTCCACCATTTAAAAGTGATGGAGTTATGTCTCTTGCATTGATTCGTCTTGTTGCTAAACTTATACTATCTAAACATTGCAATACAACATTTATCTTTTTATTTTTCAATCCATTCTCAAAAACAAATTCTTTTATACCACCTATGACGGTTTCTTTTGTATAGTTTTTTGATGGGGATTGATCGTATGATTTCGTTTTTAGTTGATACCCAAGAGTTTTAAAATCTATCGTTTTGTCACTAGTTTTTAGTATCATGCGAACCCTAACCCCCTATCATTTGATTTTTGCAAGTTGAATAATTCTCTAGCTATTCTCTTAATGTCAGCTTCTTCTCTGACTACCATTGTCATGTTACTAAAATCATTTACAATACTTCTTCCACTGCCTTTGTTTTCTTCGGCTGTCAAAACTCTTTCACCTTTGTGTAGTTCTGCAACATATCCATCATAAGGCACATAAGCTAAACCATCAGCATGGCTACCATCAAAATAACTATTATTAGATGGTCTCTTAGGCTTGTAAAAATCATCAGGATTATCAGGCTCATATTTTACATCTTTGTCAACACCAACAAATTCTTTAACTTTATTGATAGCTCCACTTATAGCATCTTTGACTTTATTAAATTTATCGACTATGCCATCTATAAAACCTATTACACCATCAAATGCTGATTTAATTAACTCGCCTATGCCGCTAAACACATCACGTACAAAATTGAAAACTGCTGTAAATATTTCTAATGTTTTTTGAAAACCTTCAATTGCTAAATCAATAACAACACCTATTGCTTTAAATACAGTCTCAAAGACTTTTTGTATTGTTGGCCAGTTATCGGACACCCATTCAAATATGACTTTTAAAATTGGCAATAATACTTTTGAAAATATTTCCCAAACAGTTTCAACTAAAACCACAATTGCATCAAACACAGTTTTGAATGTCTTTTTAATGGTTGGCATGTTTTCGCTTATCCAGTTAAATAATGTTACTAAAATTGGCAATAAATATTCTTTAAATACTAAAATTGCAAGTTTAACAAACAAAACAATGTTTTCAAACGTAGTTTTTATAAACTCTTTTATTTCTGGCATGTTTTCTTTTATCCATTCGAATAAATCTGTTAGAACTGGTAATAAATAATCTCTAAATATATCTATTGCTAAACTAACCGCTTTTCTTATTACAGCAAAAGCAATTTTAATAAAATTTTGTATTTCTGGCATGTGCGCCATAACCCAATCTAGCAAAACTTGAACCATAGGCATTAACTCGGCACCTATTCCTGTGGCTGCGGCTGCTAAACTTCTCTTGATATTGTCCATTGTGTCAGTAAATAAAACACCTGAATCTATTGCACTATCTCCAAGCACTAATCCTAAATCATTAGCATTTTTCTTTAAGGCCTCAACACTTTCAGCACCAGCATTTAATAAAGGAGCTAGTTCGCTTCCTGATCTACCTAATAAATCATTGGCAATCGCTGCTCTTTTCGTTTCATCTTCTAATCCTTGCAATCCTTCAATAGTCATTGCAAATATTTCTTCTTGTGATTTACCTTTTAGGTCTTCCATTGACAAGCCGATAGCCTCAAATTGTTCTGTGGCTCCCTTGCTACCATTTGACAAATCATCAAATTTATTAGTTAAGGTCTTTAAACCACCCTGCATTGAGTCAATGCTAATTCCATTTTGACTAAGTACATAATCCCATTCTTGGAATCCTTTACGAGACAAACCAAGCTTTTGAGACATTTTATCAATTCTATCCGTTGCATCTGCTGACTTTTTAGCTACTCCAAATAATGCAGCGGCTCCAACTGCTGCTCCTGCTGCTAGACCTGCCCCAAACTTTGCAGCGGTTCCAATTCCTTTTCCTAGTTTTGAGCCTAAACTTTCAGCGTTCTTTTCGGTTTTGCTTATACTTTTGTTAGCTTGATCCGAATCAACAAGTATGGACCCTAAAAGGGTAAATATATTTATTCCTGCTGCCATTATTGTTTCACCTCCTGATTAAATGAACTTATAATATCTTTAACATCTGTTAAAATTTCATCTGTTGTTTTATTGGAATTATTTCTGTAGATCATTAACTTTTCCTTAAATTCGTCAAAGCTGATTTCTTTTTCATAGTGCATCATCCATCGTTGCATTAACAAATCTTCTGTCTTTCGCTCATAGGCCTTTTTAATCAGTTCAATCCCTGTTCCTATGTCTAAATTCAAAATATAATCAATGTCCTTGTATCTAGTCAGTAGCAAGTCAGTTGCATCTATTTCATCAATTGACCTGCTAATTTGAAAAAACTTTTTACATCTTCGTTTTGTTTAAATTCTTCAATATATTTAAATGTTTCAGTTATTGGCAAGTTTGAAAATTCTTCTTTTGTGATCCCGATTAATTCAGCTAGAAAATCATTAACTTCGTTTTCGGCTTGGTGCAAGTTCTCCCCGATTGCGAGTATCATTTCAGCACCTAGTTGATTTTGTGTTTTAGCTGTTGTTTTTTCTTTACCATTTACAAGTTTTGTTGTTTCAGTATCTACTCTTATATTTATTTTTTTTAATATTCTTGACATTTTATAGACGTCTGTTGTTTTTAATGGTCGCATATGATCTCCTTTTGATTAAATAAAAAAAGGGCTAGGTTAAGCCCCTTTTATTTTTATACTACATCTGCTGATGGATAGTGAATTACAAATGGTGGTGCATCTAAGTCAGTTGAGTCATAATGTGCTGTAAAAGTTGTCGGAATAAGTCCTTCTGCTTTGTCAGCCATATTTAAAGTTAATCCACCAAGCGATATAGCGTTTAATATCTCAATAATAACTGGTGTATCACTTCCACTAAGTTTACCAACCCATACAATGTTATCTAAATAATCAGCATCTTCAATATAGTTCTTTGCTGTTATTTTTTTATATCCTGTTGTTCCGTTTTCAATTGTTGCAGCTCCTAACGCTAGCTGTATTGACTCTGGACTAACTTCTTTTATGTTGGCCATTAATGTTACTATCCACTCGTCAATAACTTCCAATCCTTTAGCCGATCCTTTAACTCCATCAATTTCTATTTTTCTAACTGTTGGAACTGCTGAAAAAGTACCGCCACCGCTTGTTGCTCCTATTAACTTGCTAGCAGTAACTGCGCTATCAAATGTATCTGTACCTACAATAAAGTTTTTAAAATAAGCTCCTGCATCAAGTAATAGCTTTTGTGCAGTAGTTTCATTAAAACCACTAAATACTTTAGGTTTTGCCATGTTCTTATCCTCCAATCAATTCATGTAATTGTATTTCAAATGTTAACCGTCTTCTTGTTATTTTCTTGTTTTTTTCTTTTATTGTATATTTATTTAATTTGTAGATAGTAAATTGTATATACTGATTTATAAAATAATAGTTATGTAAATTTTTTTGAAGCAAATCAGCTAATTCATCAACTGACGTTTTGCTTTTACTATTGTCAATTAAATTACATTCTAATTCGTATACTGTCTTTCCGTCTTCGTTAAACAATTCTTTCAAATCGTAAACTAGATAAGGATACAAGGCATCATCCTCGGCGGTTTCAAAATAGACGTTATTCAAAACTTCTTTTAATAAAACAACTAATGCTTTTTTTAATTCGTTTGTTTTAGTCATCTGCTATTTCTTCACCCTCCTCAATTAACGATCCTATTTTATGTTCGCCTTGATCTATTGCTGATAAATATTGACCTTGTATTTTTTGTATCTCTGGTATGTTGTTAAAAACTGCAGGTCTTAAAAAAGGTCTAGCTATTTGCTTTGATGTTCCAAACTCATAAAACATAGCGTAAAAGGCATATTTTAAACCTTTCTTTTCTGCTCTTGCTTTATCATAGACTCCAATTTGTAAATAGCTAGTTCCTGCCATAGGTCCTGATTTATCAGTTCTTACCCAAGTTCCGATATTCTTTTTTAAATTACCCTTGTGAAAAGGAGCATTAGCTTTGGCTTCTCGTCTTACTAGTTTAGCGGTATCTCTAAGTGCTGCCTTTGATAATTCTTGTATTGTGTATTGCACTTTATCAACACTTGATACAAAAGTAACGCCATCTTTATTAATTCTGGTTACGCTTTTTGGCATTGCCATTTATATCACCTCTTCACAAATTAAACCTAAGCTTTCAAACTCGCTTATATTTTTTTCTTTAATTGGATAGACATCAATAATTTTAAAATCTTTAGTGTCATATCTAACCAACTTTTCATTATCATAGTCATGCTTATTAATTCCAAAGGTTATGCTAGGTCTTAAACCACCTTTCAAAGCTTCGTAATAATCTTTGTTTCTATAATCAATCTTACTGGCTAAAACTCGCTTTAGGTTTTCACCTTCCACTTGATCGCCAAACTCATCAATGCTAGTCTCAATTGTCACAAGCCAAATATCGTGATTATATTCCATTTTTCACACCACCATTATGGATCATGATATTATTAAATCTAAATTTTAAGTTTCTAGGCATACCTTTATCACCGTCTCGGTTTTGATATCTCCAAGTTGCATAGTCAACTATAAACATTTTATGATTAGCATTTGTATCCGATAACAATATGCCCTTTTCATCTTCTAGTTCTTTTATTATGCTTTCGATGATTGACGAAATATAAGAATCCCTAGCAATGCTAGAGATCCCTATTCTTGCTTTTGTTAGTTGTAATATCATTTCTGTGTCCATGTTATCAACTCCTATTTTTTGTTGCTTGCCTTTTTAACTTCTTTAACTTCAACAACAAATCTTTGCAGTTCGGTTTTTCTTTCTTTTGTTATATCTAAGACTGCCCCAACTTCATGGACAGCCTTAGTATTTTTATCTTGGAATCTTTGTATAACTTCAACTTTCATTTAATCCACCGCCTAAACTACTGCTGTGTAAGTGATGTAAAATCCTGCATCTTCATCAGTTTCTTTAACGTCAAATCTTGTGAACCCTGCAAGTAATTGTCCATAAACATCATTGTCAACCCATTTAACGCTAACTTTTTTTCTGTCAAATAATGCACAAAATTCTCTTGGATCTCCAATGAAT